CATTACTTCGTTTCCCATTACTTCGTTTCCCCAAGATACATGTTTTTTATTTTCTTGACTACTATTCAGATCTATGACTTGATTCCTGTAAATACTACTATCTAATTCTTCATTATTATCTATTTTAATGTATTTTAAATTAGGATTATTATTAGTATTATTATTTGAAATAGTTTTTGATAAAATAGGAGTCAGTTTTTCATTTTTAATAGATGTTTCTTGAGGTTTTGTAAAATTTTGTTGAGAATTTAAATAGTTTTTATTGATTTGTTCAATATCATAATTTCTTTGTGCTGTAATTTGTTTTATTTTTTCTGAAATTTCCCTAATAGGTTCTTCGTCTAATTTAATACTAAAATCTGGAACTGGAGGAACAGAAAGAGACATTGCATTCGTAAATTCATTTTGACGTTTACTCAAATCTTGTTCAAATTGACTTTGTCTGTTATTTTGAATTTCTTCATAAGTTATTAATATTTTTTCATCTGTTTTTTCTTTTACTATATTTGGTTTTACAGGATAAATATTTTTTTTATTTTGACTATTTATATAATTCAACATTAACATAATATATTTTTTATTCATATCAAATAAATTTACACATTTTTTGCTTTCACTTTCACAAAATCCAATAATATTCTCTCTAAAGACATTTAAAACATTTTCTACAAATATTTTTGATCCATTTTTAATCATTGTATTTTCATCTGATAAAATAGTCCATAACAAATTTATATTACTGTTTTTTAAAAATTCAGCTTTTAGTGACATTCAATATACATTTATAAATCTATATTTTTATATAGATTTATATTTATAAATATAGAGTTTACAAGAAAAATATAATTTATAATTTATAATATATTATATATGTATATGTCAAACATTAATATTTTAGTAGTTATTGTATCTTGTATAAAAAATAAACATTTATGGGATCAAATAAAAAATAGAACTAATAATAAATTGATTATTATTACAGGTTCTGATAAATATGAAAATTATTATGATAGAGAATATAAAGTATTACATTTAAAATGTAGTGATTTATATGACGGACTTCCTGAAAAAATAATATGTATGATTGACCAAGTTTTAAATATTGATGATTTTAAAGATATTACACATATTATTAAAATTGATGATCATGATACTTATTTTACGGATGAAAATATTAAAAACTTAGTTAACTACAAAGAACTAGAATTGTTTGATTATTTAGGTCAAAGATTAAATACAATTGATGAAGGTTATGTAAGTGATTATCATAATGGAAAAGTTCATCCACAAAGTTATTGGTATAATAGGAAATTACCTATGGAACCTTTACAATATTTTGATGGAGGATGTACTTATATTCTTAGTAGAAAAGCAATGGAAGTTATTAATAAAAAATACAATTTATCAAATATGAATGAAGTTAGAGAGAATAATCTTTATGAGGATTATATGATTGCTAAAATATTAAATGAAAATAATATTAAACCTCATAAAATTGATTATGGAATTCGTGGTGATAAATAAAAAAAGTTTTATTTATACAGTGTAAATTAAATATGGTACTAAATAAACTGATACAATCATTATAATAATATTTGCATTACTAGTTTGTCCTTTCAAAAAAGATGCAATCAGTATAGAAGATATCATCATTGCACTATCTGCTAAAACAGCTTTATAACTCACTTCTTTTCCGTAGTCCTTGAATATATCCATAATTTGTGATTTTCCACGAGGAATAGAAATAGATAATTTATAAAATAAAATATCATGTATTACTTGTATACAAACTGCTAAACCAATAAATTTGAATAGTGAATATTGTGTGAAAAAATAGGGGTAAAAGAAACGCGCCAAAATAATTCCAATAAAAATGATTAAAATATCCGCTATAACCGCGCTTAAATTTAATTCTCTATACCATAAGTTAAGTACTTTGGATTTAATAATACCGCTAATAAGTAAACAAATTACAATCATATCGGTCAATAATACACCATTAAAAATAGAAACATAATCACTAGTATTATTAAAATCTGAAATGTTTTTGAAAATCATAATCTATATAGTATATTATGATTTATATTTTTCTTATTACTTATTACTTTTTCTTTTTGTTTATTTTATTTTATTTCAAGACAATTCCTAATATTCTCTGATACAAAAGAATACCTGCATCTTGAATTGGTAAAATATAAGCATATGTGTTTCCTGTATTATGATGGGAATGCCATAACCCAGGTGGTGTAATAAACATTCCATTTTCTTCCCAATTTACTTTTGTAGGGTTTATAATATTTCCATTTTCATCTAACTCATCACCAATAAGTGTATAGATATTTTCACTATCTGAACACAGAATACACAAGTCAAGAGCTACAGAATTGTGTTTATGCGGTTTTTGAATAGTGTTAGGAGGTAATTCGTTATACAATGACCATAAGACAGGTGTAATGGTATTTACACCTATTTTTTCTGTGTCATCATTGCTTAACAATATTCCTTTGCGATTATTTTTCGGATTTGATTTTTCTTCTAAATTATCAAGTAAAAAATCTTTTGAATAGACAGATGCTTTGAATGTTTCTTTACTACAAACTGCTCCTAAATAATTTAATAATGGACTATCATTAATATAATAAATGTTTAGATCTTCTTTTCCAGTATTCATAATGGTAATTGCTTTAAAACAAGGTGAAATAAACAAGTCTCCTTTATCTAGATAAAAAGAATCATTTTCGTCTTTTTCTTCACTGTTTATCAGATTACATTTTCCATCCATAATATAAAATAAATGGGAAGAAGCATTTGTATTTTCTTTATGTAAAAAAAGATGATGACTATTTGGTTTAATCTTTATAAAACTAGCTAATAAATTTGGTGTAGTTGCTTTATATTTTACATTGTATATTTCAGAAAAATCAATAAAATTGATTCCATAGTTACAATCTGTAATAAGTTTACTATATATCGGAACTGATTTTAATAGCGGATTTACATTCGTTTCATATTCGTATGCATGTATGTATTCAGACATTTAATAATAATAAATATAATATTTTATTTAATATTTATTTTAATTATAATATTTTTTAATAATATTTTTTATAATATTTTATAAAGATTCATTAAAATAAACTTTTCTAAAATGATTCATATATTCATCTTTTAAAATATGTGTTTTTAAATATTCTTCACTTGTTTTATCTCTCAACATATTTACAATAAAGTAAATAGAATATATTCCACATTCCGTGTTGCCATATTGGTGTTCAATTCCTTCATTACTATCAAATTGAAAGTTTATTTTTGGCGTTAGCTTTATTCCTTGATCTTTTATACGATTTACTAATACCATCACTTGATTTGGTATTTTATCTCCTGTACTGTCAAAGAAAAAAATTTTCTTTTTTTTAATATTTATAAACATAGAAATCCAATGCTGTCCAGGCTTATCATGAGGATCGGTATTAAAAATAATTCCTATTTTTGTTTTGCCATTTTTAATTTGTTGTTCTAAATTAAAATTACATAATTCATCCCATACACATTCGCCATACAGTTTTCTAGTATCAAAATCAATAGGTGAAGGACCTATAAAATCAAAACACTTATAAGCTTTTTCATATTGTTTCATGACTTTCATAATATCTACACTAGATAACCATTCATTCGGATTTTTTTTCCATTCTGGAGGTGACTGTGGAGCAAACGAATCTATCAAGTCATTTTTTACGTTTCCAAAGTCTTTATTCTGTTTTAACCAACAAGATTCTTTATTACATACATTACTTAAATATCCGGTTAGCTCCTGATGTATTTCTTTTGTATTGTTTGTATTTATTTTAGCATCTGGATGTCTTGCATTCCATAAATCTCTTAATTTATATAGTGATTTATTTGTATAACATGTAAAATTATTTAATTCATTTTTAATTTTTGGACTACATTTTACCTTTTGTAAATTTTTAAATTTGTTCTGTTTTTTGGTTACATTCATTTTTATATTCTTTTTTGTCTTCTTTGATTTTATTTTCCGTGTTATTTGTTTCACCATATTTATTATTGATATTTTTCTTTTTATCAGAAATAATAACTCCTTTATT